GGCTGGCCATCGGCCCCGGAAATCTCGGCCATGGTGATCACCTGATCGACGATCCCGGGCAGTTCCAACCCGGTCTTGGAACCGTCGATCTGCGGCGAGAACACCTTGCGATTGAAGTCATCGAGCTTCTCGTCGAGGATGCCGACGAACCAGATGTTCTTGCCCCGTGTGTGCTGCAGATGTGTGAGCCAGGCGATCATCTCGCGGCCATGCAACCCGTAGGCACCCCGGACATCCGGCTTGCCGGTCTTTTCCGAAAACGCTTCGGGCTGGCCCTTGCACCACTGAAAGCAAAGCCGCCCGGCGACGGTGATCGAGTCGACGAAGATCGTCTCGTAGCGCTCAACGGCAGCCGGATCGCCGAACTTCTGGCAGACGGCGGCATGATGTGCGGGGCTGTAAGCCTGATCGTCGCGCAAGCTGGGGTTCGCACCGCCGATGAACACCGCGAAGTCGCGGCAATCCATCCAGGTGCGCGGCCGGATCGTGTCGATCGCCAGTCCCTCGATGGCGAGATCACCCGCCTCGAGATCCATGAACAGGGTCGTCTTGGCATTCAGCGACCACAGCAGACTGGTTTTGCCGATGCCCGATTTGCCGAAGATGCAGCCCTTGATCCCGCGCGGCTCGGCCAGCCGCTGATCGGCGGTGATGATGGGGAGGCTCATCAGCGGCCCACCACGTTGAGTGCGGCTGCGACCGCCGGATCGGTGCCGACGGCCCCAGCTTTGCGGCCCAGTTCGTAGAGCCGTTTCAACGACGAGGACCGACGGATGACGGCCGAGCATTCCAGATCGGCGGCGACTATCGCAAAGGCGATGTCGTCCAGCGTCGCCTTGGTGATCAGCACCGGGGGCTCGACCAGGCGGCCCGAGTGCTTCGGGAAGCAAAGAGCATCCGGAAGATCCTCAAGGCCGTAGTGCGCCTGCTTCAGGCGTGCCAGAGCGTTTGCAAAAAACATTATTTGTCCTCTGCGTTGAGGGTGAGACAGAAGGTCGGGCGACCGGTGCGCAGGGTCCGTGCGCCTGCGAAGCCGTCGCGCATGGCGGGCGGCCAGGCGCTGTAGCGCCGTTCCGGCACTGAGAAGGTGATCTCGAGGTAGTCGGTGGGGGTGTCGCCGCTGGCGCGGATCCGCTCGGCCATGGCGGCCAGCGCTGCCTGATCCCATTCGACCCGCTTGGGCGCATCGGCGATCACGGTGACGGGGCCGTCCTGAAACCGAACCGTGCCGCTGTCCTTGTTGGCGGCGAGACGCTCAGTCTGGGCGCGGTGTTCGTATTTCTGGATGAGCGCGCCGTTGAACCAGTCGCGCAGCAGCCTGGCCTTGCGGAAATGCTCCTCGACCTCGGCTTGCAGCAGGGCGAGATCTTCGGCAGGAAACGCAATGATCTCGCCGATCGGCTGCTGATCCAGCGTATCGAGGGTGATGCGGTTGGGAATGTTCATGATCATCCCCTCAAGCCGCGGGCTTTGACGAGACTTCGGCCGTGCTGTTGCGCAGCTGGCTGTCCTCGTAGCCTTCGACGTCTTCGAGGCGGTAAACCACCCGGCCGCCGACTTTCATGTAACGGGGCCCCTCTCCCGTCCAACGCCAGCGCTCCAATGTGCGCGGGCTGATGTTCAACCGAGCGGCCAGCTCGATCTGGTTCAAATGTCTGATGGTCATCTGGTACTCCTTCGGAACAGATCGCTTCCAAAGGCAAAATCACGCAGATGACGGGAGAAGAGCGACACCCGGACAGGGAGAAGAACAGGGAGAAATTACCCTAGAACTCGAAGGCCCAGAGTCCGTTGGTCGATTTGAGGTGGGGGGAGAGTTGCGCCCATTTCTCTGTGCCGAATGCGCGTCGCAACGATCCGGAGCCAGAACCGGCATCTGTCAGCAGATTTTCCGCCGAATACCGCTTTTTCGCCTTAAACCCCTCGACCAGCGTCCGAAGCATCTTGATGTGAATATCCGATTTGAAGCTGATTGGGTCGCCACCAAGGATGACCAGCTGCTTGCCATCTGGCGACAAATTCAGGGGTTCTGAAGGATCCGGCAGATACGTGCCGTCGAGGCGGGCAGCCAGAATATCAGGATGGATCACAATCCCGTCCGCGAAACCGACCACATCGCGGAAGTCGACCACCAGCTGCCCTGACGCTGCGGGCAGTTTCAGATGGCTGACGGGCGTCGTCGTCAACAGGACGCGCGTTCGCAGCGCAGGACGCGCCCTTGCAGCGTTCGCAATCTGGTTGGCGACCGTCTCGTTTGACAGTCTGCGCGCGAACCAGACCGGCACACGCTCGGCACGACGGCCGAGGCGCACATCACCAATTTCCCATAAAAGATTTGGGATCAACATGATCGGGCCATGGCGACTGGCCAGATCGAACTGCGCCGTCAGCCGGGACAGCAACGCTGGCATATCAAGCCGATAGAGCGCCGTCTGTTCCGGGCCGACTTTCACCCAACCCGCGTTCGGGCTGAAATAGCCGTGGGAACCATCGTCTGGCGACCGGATCAGCGGCACTGGTTCATCATCGTGGTCAACCAGCGACGTGGTCACGGCGTCGTCACCGATACGTGCCAAAAGGCCTGCGGCGAGGAGCTGCCTCCCCGCCGCGGCATGATATGTCTTCAGGACTTGCGCGGCGATCTGTGCGTCAGGCGTGTTGGCAATTGTGCTGATTAAGCCCAACCCACGCGAATCAATCTTCGAACATCGGTTGGTCATCGACCAGGATCCCCCACCGGCGCAGATACTTTTCGCCGATCAGCTGCTCCTGTTCAGTCTGGTCCTTGAGGTTGCAGCCATGCGGCATCGTCACAGCCAAGGTCAGCGACCGCACGCGGCGCGCATCACCCTTCGGGTGAAACTTGATCGCCAACTTGGCCTGCGTGATCACCCAGCCGCGCCGCAGGGGATTGCTGGTCCCGAATTCCTCGTCGGCCATGTCCCAGATGGTGCCATCCGCTTTCGCAGAATTCTCGAACGTCACACGCCGACCGACATTATCAATCGGCATCAAGCGCAGCTGGCGCACGTCGACATGCTCGATCCCGTCCTCGAGATCAGTCGGAAAAGTGAAGCGATCAAGCAGCTCCGACAGATCGTAATGGCGCATCGGGACTTTTTCGCTGCTGAACTCGACACCAAGAAGATGACGGGCCAGAAACTGGGCCAGTTCCGCGCGGCTTTCGCGATCATTGGCCACCACCTCGATGACACCCGTCGATGGCTCATAGGTCATGGCCGCCTCGAAAACCGGCCGATAGGCACGGCGAACCAACTCGCCACCATCATCGAAGGCAAAGTGATCGTCTGGCAGACCTTCGCGGTAAACTGTGATCTGGGCCAGCTCGCAGTCCTCGCCATCAAAGGTCGGGCGAACGCGTTCAAAGATGTCGACATGTACATTGTTCGAGGCGAACCGCTCGCGCAGCGCCGCCCTGAAGGCATCAACCGACGTTAGATCGCGGCGCACCGTGCAATCGGCGTCACAAATAAAACCATCCCAACTGCGGCCACGACGGCGTTCATCGGTGAAGCGGACTTCCTCGGCGTGCCGGAACTGCACGCGCTGGTTCCGGAACATCCAGAGCGCCCGATCATAGGGGTTCGCAAGACCATCGAGCACAGCCCGATCGTCAATGACGCTGTAGATGGCCACCTGCCCCGCATCATCGGACATCGACCCGACGCGATCAGCATCGTTGACGAGGCGGCTGCGTGCCGCGTCGTCCATATTGTCGACCGCCTGAAGCAGCGGTCGAACCACATCAGGCTCGGGTGCATCCCAATCCAGCGCCAACGGCAGCTCGATCCCGAATGTTGTGAAGTAAGCCCGAAGCGATGCAACGGGCGTGTTGCGGATGAAGCTGGTGATCGACGCCATCTGATGTCCTCCTCAGCCTTTGATCTTGCGGGGATCGTTACCGTGCGAATCCGATTGCCCGATCCGACCATCCTGGGTATGGATCTTGAACTCGGTCCCGGCGTTACGGCTGATCTCGCGACCGCGATCTACAGCTGCCCGTTTGGTGTCGAAATGCCCGCTGGCACGCTCTGCCCCACTGCGGCGGACGTCCCAGCCGCCGCCGTTGCTCGGCACCACATGATGTGTGCCCGGTTCCTTGCCTTTAGCCATGTCGACCTCCTGCGTCTTGTAATGGCGTGAATCCAAGTTCGTGGTAGCGAACCTACGCAGAAGATAGGGATTGCACGTATTGCGTGTCAAGGGCTAGATGTATGGTAAAGACGAACCCTCAGCGCAAAGGAGGATTGCGGTGCCAACACCATTGGGCGAGCGCGTGCGCAAACTCAGACTAAAGCGCGGCCTGACGCTGGAAGGACTCGCGGAGCGGGTCGGATCCAGCAAAAGTTACAT